AGTGCTTGTGTAATTTTAGCATCGAATGTTTGATAAAAATCGCTAGGATATGTACTTGCACTAATAGTATTGTGTGCATCATCCTGTTGACTAATTACCAAACTAGTAAATGTACCCGTCTCTCCTGTTGCAGTTGTAAATGTTTTACTACCTGCTGTAGAACCATTGATATTAGCACTGAGCGTTCCTGATGCACCGTTGTATGCATTGTTCACAGTACTTGTATCGATAGTACCACTTGTGTATCGTCTTGCTGTTGTCGTCGTTAGTGCGGCGCCAGCACTTAATGGATTACTTGACGAATTGTCGTCAAATCCTGAGCACAGTCGAGGACTTGTGCCTTGGAAAGCATCTGCCAATGTAATACTAAATGTACTCAAGTTACTTGGAGCACTTGGTGTAGCATTCATTGTAAATGTTATGCTAGTATCTGTATCTGTTTGTGCAGTTATGTCCGGAGTACCGTTTGCTGTGAATGTGAGATTGTAATCGCCTGTTGATTCTCCAGCATAGTCATGATCTAAAGTTGCACCAATAGAGCCTGCCGCTGATCCGTCTTCTGTTACTGTGTCGTTAGTACTACCATCTGCCCAATCGTATTCGTAGTCATCAGCATTTTGTGACGTGTTAGTTGCACGTACTAATGCACGATTATTACCACTTAAGTCTGTAAAGTCGTATAAGTCGTATTGATTGTCGCCAGTTCTATCACTTGTAGTAACTGCTGTAGCCGCAATGTTTGCTCTAACGTCTGGTTCAACGTGTACTGTAAATGTTGAACTAATAAACGGCGAACTTGTATGGTTACTGATAACTCTTAAGTTACCTGTAAAGTCCTGTGCAATTCCATTTGCTTGATCACTTGCACTTAAAGCAAATGTATGACTAATTGTTCCGCTTGTATCTCCATCGGCACCAGAGCCAACATTGACTGTTGTATTACTTGTGCCATCTCCCCACTGGTATTGATATTGAATACCGTATGTAGCGTAACTACCAATAGTACTTTCTGTTGTGTTAGTAAATGTAACAACATGTCCCGATGTTGCATCTTCATTAACGCCACTATTGTCATCTAGTGTTACACTAGGTGTATGATCATCATAAATTTTAACATTTGAAGTATCACTTGTTGGAATACTTGCAGGTAACGCTGTACTGTGGCTATCTAGTGTGAGTGTTACAGTTCTTGTTTGTTCTTGTTCTGTGCTGGCAGTAAATGTGTGGGCAAGTCTGCCACCACCTACACCACCTGCGGATGCATCACTAGATACTACATCGTCACTACTACCGTCTCCCCAGTCCCAAGTATATTGAACTGTTGCACCACTTGTGTTAGTAGTTGTGTTTTCAAAATAAATTGTGTCGCCATCGTCCCACTGTGTAATAGGACTTCCACCTGAACTTGCCGCATAAGCCGCAAAACTTACAACAGGATCTGCTGTATAGATAATAATGTATTCTGTACGTGTCTTGCTGATTTCGCTACAAGCACCACTACCACCACTATTGTATGCTCTAACAGTTACATCAAATGGAGAACCTGTGTTAGTAGAATATGTATGTGTTGGTGTGCTATCTGATGTTGCTGAAGTGGTATCACCATCTCCCCAAGTGATGTCATATCTGTTTGGGTTACCGTCTGCTGTAATAGTTAATGTTACTACTGTGCCTGCACCACCTGAAGTTGTATCAGCAGTAAAGTCCATATTGGCAACTGCTGTATTGTTCATGATGTTAAGCATACACTCATTGACATCATCAACGGCATATGATATAGGTGTTGTTTCAGTCCAAGTGTTGACTGCGCCATCTGTCCATACGCTATCTTCTGCTGTACCAAGTACTAGGGATTGTCCGTCCTGTGAAACACTTATCCAGGTAAGGTTACCACTACCGTCTGTTGATAGTGCTTGTCCGTTACTACCGCCTGTGATGCTTATATCACTATTAGAACCTAAATCTAATGCGCCGGAAGTACTACGTATCTGACTACCTGCTATTGTTACGTTATCAACTTGAAGGCTTTGAGTAGGACTGGCTGTATTGATACCAATTCTGTTATTGGTAACATCTACATACAAAAGACTTGTTTCAACTGCAAGATCCACTCCTAGACGTTCTAGGTTGGATTTGAGCATGGGTCCTGATATTCTACCAATTGCCATGTTTTATCCTTTACGCACCAGTACTATTGTATCCGTGCTGTACTATAATTGTATGTGTATCTGGTGGAGGACTTGTAAATGTAATTGTTGTTCCACTTACTGTATATGCAACTCCTGGATTCTGGTGCACGTTACCTACATGCACAATAACATCTTGCTCGTCTGCAATACTTTGACTTGCTGTATAAGCAGTTGTTGATCCGTCACCAGTAAACGTGTCTTTTACTATACTAACTAGTCCGACCTTTGCTACTGTAACCCATGCACCATCGACATACATTTCCATAACGTTGTCTGAAGTATTGTAACGTATCTGACCATTTTCTGGTGTTGCAGGTCTTTCGCCTGCGGTACCAGTTGGCAGTGTGATAACACTCTGTGCTGAGTTGTTAACCTTTGTGTTCTTTATGAATCTACCTGGTTTAGCCATTATACACTCGCATAACTTACTGTTGCTGTGACTGCCGATCCTGCATCTGCAATCGCTGTAATTTTATCACCATTAGCAAGTATGAGTCTATCTGTTGATAATGTGTAAGTATCGTATGCAACGATATCAACATCTTTAACAATGACTGTCGTATCGTCGGCACTTCCACCACTTGCTACAGCATAGATAGAAACTGTTCTTGCTGTTCCAGTGTAATTGCAAAAGTACATAGTTACAACACAAGTTTCGCCACTTGAAGTATAAATGTCTGTATTGGTATTTCCAACTGCTACGTTTGCTAATGCCATCTTGTGTTCCTATTAAAAAATTAATCCGTATAATCTAGCTCTCTTATTTGAGGCTACTTCGTCTGTTCTTGTTGTGTTTGCTACATACAAACCTGTTTGACCTGCACCAGGATCTTTCGCATATACATAAGTGTATGCGGTTTCTGCTGTAGGATCGCTTACAACTTCTAGCAGTTTTAACTCACTGCTGACTTCTAACTTACCAGTACCGCTAGGATCAATAACAATATTTTGATTTGAAACTGCACTAGTAATATTAAATCCATTAATATCTAAATCGCCGCCTAGTTGTGGTGTAGTGTCTGAAACAACGTCGCTGATACCTGCTCCAGATGATGTAGTAATTTCAGTGTATGTTACACCATCAGTTGTTAATTCCCAAATATCGGATGTTTCATTCCAACGTATTGCTACGTCATTTGCACTACCACGATCCACTTCAAATCCTGAGTACGTTGTAGTTACACCTGCGCCCGATTCGCCTTTATTAAGTGTAATAACAGAATCAGTGATTTCGGTATTTGTTGTTTCAACAGATGTTGTATTACCTGTAACCGTTAAGTTGCCATTTACCGTGACAGTATGCGTAGTAATGACAACATTGTCTGTACTAGCATCTACTGAACTTATGTTATAATCACCGGAAACACGTTTAGTTGTAGCCATTCTTTTTTACCTATTTCAATGTATTTAGCACGGTTTTAAATTCGTTTGTAGACATGTGTTGCATATTTTTTAAAGGTTTAAGCTCAGGAGGTTCATAGCCATCTTCTGCTATTACTCTAACAAAACGCTTGTTTTTAAACTCTGTTACAGTTTGATGTATTTGTTTTAACCAGTTACCGTAAAACGTTGGTTTCTCTGTTGAGTTTTTATAGTGATCGGTATCTGCATAAACATTATTGAACTTTTGATGTTCGTTCAATCCTGCTAGATCAAATCCAATCATGTACAAGTAACTGTGTTTAGCATGGCAAGCATAACTTAAGGCTACTTGTCCGCTTGACCAACCGTAGTTATGTTCAATGGGTTTCGCTCCCAATCCTTCTATAGGCCTACGTGTATAAAATCTATTTGTTTTTGCATAACCAGATTCTTGTATCTCTTTTGCTATACCACCGTCTGTTGCTATTAATACATCGGGAGTAAAGTCTCTATACAAGGCATTACATCCGTAGATCATGCCTCGACCTCTTAGACTTTCCAAGTCTATGTCTAATCTACTGCGTCCGTTTCCGATAATAAATGCTATTGGTGTCATAAAAAAAGGCTACAATGTAATTATCACTGTAGCCTTTAGTAGTTAAAAAATTAACTATTATGCCATTGGGATACTAACTGAAGTGTTCAATGAAGGACCACTTGCTACCCACAATGCTTTTTGACCGGATGACCACTGTGTACCGTCATTAGGAACTAGTGTAACATAACGTGATGTAATTTTACTTACATAGTATGTTCCACCTGCGCTATCTGTTGCTGTTAACTGGCATTGTCCTGCGGCTAAACTACCGCTGGCAACTGCTGTTAATAACAAATCTTCTGTGCCGTCACTTGTAGTAACTTTGAATGTTTTGCTACCTGTTTGCTTAGAAGCATAACCAGTGTTTGCTGAACCACCAGTAACGTAACCTGTAAATTGGATCTGTGTAGAACCACTAAGTGCTGTATTACCGATAGTACCTGATGTGTTTGCTGAAGGAACTTTTAAGTTGCCGTCAACTGTTTCTGCTAATTTTAAAGGTCTTCCCATTTGTTTTCTCCTTGTTAAGAAGTCCAATGCGAGTTCTAGTCGCTACGCTGTTGGGACAGCATAAGTCAGTTTTACCTAACTACTGAACAATAGTATTTATAGAAATGTTAGTCACAAAAAAGGGGCGTTTCAGCCCCTTGAAGTTCACTTATCTGTTTCGTGTATTGCACGTAACAATAAGATTTTAAGCAGTTGAGACTTATGATAGTCTTTCTGTGCTTGCTCTCTACAATAGCGAGTCCACATTGTCATGTTAACACCCTCCTTTTTACAGTTAGGTGCGTTCCTTCGGTAACCATTACCTACTTCCGTCTCTTTCGAGATGAACGATGATAATGCGTTCCTTCGACTAATAATGAAGTCTACTTCCGGCCTTACAGCTGAACGTGTATATATTTATACACTATCCTATATATAAAGTCAACAAAAAAGGGGTCTTGCGACCCCTAATTTGTTTTCCCATTCCGAACAGGAAATTGCTTTCAAATAATGAATTATGAGAAAGAAAGGTTGCTCATTGCAATCTCACCAACATAATCACCAGCGTTACCAAGAGATGACGCTGTGTTTGTAAGCTCAACATAACCGTATCTGGTCATAAAGCCTACAACTGGTTCAAATGTTGCTGGATCTAAAACAACACCAGAGCTCATTAATGGAATATATGGGCAGTAGAAAGCGGCTGCATCAGCTTCGCTTGAACCCTTATAACCAACTAGAACTGCTGTTGTGTCGCTTGCATATGAATCAACGTAAACTTTCATTGCACCATTCAATGTACCAACAAACTTAGTGTTTGTAGGTGCTTCAAATGTGCCTTCAGTTGTACGTGCAAATGCAGATGTTGTTGCGCTCTGAAGAACTGTTAATGCGGCTGGGGAAACAACTGCCCAGTTACCTGCACCACGTCTTGTTCTTTGAGCAATCTTGTTAGCAACTCTGTTAATTAAAACAGCAAGAGCGGCATGCTCGTCACCAACGTATGTAGCTGTACCTGAAACTGCTGCCTGGTTGTATGTTTCTTCAGTAGCGGCTAGGCTTCTTAAAGAACCAAGTACTTCCTGGTCGATTTCAACAGTAATTTCTTGAGCTAAAGCAGCCATAATTTCTGCTTCAACATCTAAGCCGTGCATTGACTGTGCGTCTTGAGCGGCTTCAAATGTCCAGCGAGCTGATAGCTTTCTGGTCTTAGCTTCAACAACTTGCTTTAAGATCTGAACGTTAATCTTACGTCCTGGTGAACCTTCAAGTGTTGCTGTGCTGTCAGCACGACCAGTAGTTAAACTACCTGAATATGCTGTAGCAATTTTGAATGGTGAAAGAGCTTCGTCACCAGCAACTGTATCTGTATCAAACGGAGCAGATGCTGTTGATGTTGCTGTTTCAGCATAACGTACACGTAATGTGTGAATTTGTGCAACTGGACCAGTCATTGGCTGAACACCAACGATTTCGTTAGCGATAACAGTTGGCATAACTCGTCTAATTACTGGAAGAATAACTCTGTTAAGAGTAGCAACGTTACCACTAGTTGTTGCACCGCCTGTTGCGGATTCTACCAAGTGCTTCTTTGTGTTTTCTAACACAGAAGCCATTGTTGTACGGCGAGAACCTTGTAAACCTTCTAACAGGGCATCTTTGGTCTCACCCCAACGGCCTTCTAGTAAATTATCTGACATTTCAGTTTCTCCTAATAGTTTTACTAATTTATAGCCCTGCTAAACGCTTTAACTGAATGATGTTTGTACCATCTTCTTTTACAGCGTCTTTCGCAGTTTTATCACCAGTTACTTCTTTCTTATTCTCTGAAAGAACTTGCTTTGCGGCTTGTTCAATCTTTGAATTGTTAAGAACTGCTGGCAAATACTTGTCAAATGCAGACTGAAGTTTTTCAGTTTGCACAGATTCGAGTAAGTCACTCATTACAGTGGCTTTCTCTTTGTTTAATGTCTTAAGCAATCCGTTGAGTGTTTCTTTTCTCTCACTAGATTCCTTAATCACTTTAATTTCGCTCTCTTTTGATTCAACTAATTTCTTAGCATCTTCACTTGCTTGAGTTGCTTCTGCAAGTTTTTCATCCTTCTCAGCAATAATGCTTTGAAGTTTCTTAATTTCCTTGTTCTCATTTAAATGAGTACCAGCAAATTCACTTGCGAATGCTTCAAACAATCTACGTCCAAACATGTTCTCACGAGCAGTCTGGATGTCTTCTTTGAGTTGAGTTAACTCAGACTCTAGATTTGTAGCAACTGCCTCTTTAACTAAAGCAGATGAGCGAGCAACGAATTTAGTTTTAAGTTCGTCTAACTTTTCTTTTGCACCAGCAACAAGTTTGACCTTTGTTTCCACAACGTCTCTCTTGTCTTGCTCGAACTCTTTGATTTCCTCAGCAAGTTGACGAATAACGAACTGCTCAACTTTAGCCATTGTACCGGCCATTGTTTTGCGGTCCTCACGTAACTCTTTGAGTTCGTCAGTTAGTTTACCAACTAAGAAACCTTTGAACTTATCTGCTGTCTCAGACATCTTAGTGTTGTACTTAACTCTATCTTCTGCTAATCTCTTCTTGTCTTCAGCGAATTCCTGAAGTTCTTTAGATAAAGATTCGTTGACCATTTTGTCTAAAGCCTCAACCATGACTGACTTGTCATGCTCATAGCGTTGTGCGAATTCCTCACGAAGTTCAGCACGTACAGTCTCTTTGGCTTCAGAAAGTTTTGCTTCCCAAGCCTCATTAATTGCTGTTTCTGTTTCTTCGTTAATAATTCCGCTATCTAGCAATGGTTTGATTGCTTCTAACATACGGATCTCCTAAATTTTTAAGTCTTTAATTAAGCGTGTTACTTGCTCTTTTAAATACTTTTGTACTTTTTGATTTGCACTGGCATCAGCCGCCATCTCGAGAACCTTGTGTCCACCTTTCATATTCATCAGCCCTTCATATACTGCTGTTGGATATGCATTAGGAGCACTAGGCTGTGCAACTACATCCACCGTTACTATTTCAAAATCACTTACGTCGCCTGTGGACTCTGAGACCTGACCACTGCCTCTAGAGCTAACCCCAAGTTTAACGCCGGATTCTAACATGGTTTTAACTAAGTTACCCATCGGTGTAGGAAGTAACTTAAGTTTACCAAAACCGTTTGGTCCGTCCATCCACATTTCAGTAATCATGTGGCTAACACGATCTAAATTAATTTTCAGATCATCAGGATGATCTACTTCGCCTAAAACGGAGTAGCCACCCTTGATCTGTTCATTAATAGTAGTAACTGCATTAGAGATTTCTGAAACAGGATAAACTCTTTTATTTTCATTCTTAACACCACCCTGAATGAAAATTCCCTTCATAAACAAGTCCTTACCATCTTCAGAGCCTTCTGTTACCATACGGGCCGCATCAAATGTTAAGTGTTCTTTTAATAATGCCATTGGCTTATCCTCAGTTAACCTCTAATTAACCTTCCTTTTTAGGGGCAGGTGCTTTTTCTAAAGGTGCTTTACCACCAGCTGTGTTTTTGTAAGACTTACCTGGCTGTACCTTAGGTGTTGAGCTACCGCTTTCTTCACCTGTTGGGTCAACTGCTTTACCGCCCATGTCGTTCTTACCAGCTACTGGACTTGTAGAAGCCTCTGAGTTGTTGCTAGGTTGTGCAACTTTGTCAACGTACTCTTTAACAACTTCAGCTTCTTCTTCTGATTCTTCAACTGTCTCTTCTGATTCTTCAACTGTTTCTTCTGATTCTTCAACAGCGTCTTCTTCAACAGTCTCTTCTGATTCTTCAACAGATTCCATTTCCATGTCATCGTGTTCTTCTTCTGTGCCTTCTTCGTCCATTAAAGCGTCAAATTCAGCTTTGAGTTCGTCTAAAGCATCTTCCAAGTCCATAACTCTATCTTCGAGCTCTTCCTCTTCAGCTTCTTCACCTTCCTCTTCACCTTCTTCGTCGCCCATGTCCATAGGCATTTCCATGTCCATCTCGTCGTCTTCTTCACTGATACCTTCTTCATCAGATTCGATAGCGTCAGACATATCTTCGATGGATTCTTCTTCTGCAAAATCTTCTTCGTCAATTAGATTCTCGTAGATGTCACGGCTTGTTTCAACTACGATATCGTGGAAGAGTTCTTTTGCTTTGTCCTCTTCATCGTTGATGATATATTCAATCAACTGTTCGTACTTTTTACTCATGCGAAGTTACTCCTATAGTAGTATTATAGTAGTATTTAACGGAGGTGCAGGAATACCCTGCAAAATGATGGTTTTTTGAGTGGTTTTGACGTAGAAACGCCAAATCATGGAGTCATTTTGCTAATTAAACTGCCTGTGGTGCGGGCCTATACTGTTGCCTAATATCTTTTATCTTTTTTTCTGCTTCTACTTTTTTAACGTCCCTTATATTTCTGAGCTTATTCAATTGTGCCAATGTGAGCCTAGTTTTACGCAAGTCACTTAGTTTGTAAACGCTCTTATCGTCGTTATTACTAGGATAACTTTCGTCTTCATGTTTATTTAAGAATTCAGTTAATAACATAATAGTATTATTTATTATTGGGCGGGCGGAACTGGACTGGCTGCCGCTTCTGGTGCAACAGGGGCCATTCCTGCATCTGCGGGTGCTTCTCCACCTTCTTCAGGTGCCGCTGGAGGTTCAGCAGTTTCTAAGTCTGCATCAATGCCTGCTGGTGTAACACCTACACTACGTAGTCCTGCATCGCTACCCGGAACAGCATCTGTACTGTTCTCTTCTTTCCAAAGCTCTTCGTTTTCACGCATTTCTTCTTCGCTAAGTCCTAAGAAACGCTGTAGTAAGAAACGCTTACTCAAATATGGAACAGGTTCCAAGTTAGCAAATGCACTAATACGTGTGTTATCTAACTCTGCTTGTCTGTTCTTACTGAAGTTTTGTGGTTCATTAAAACGTAAATCAAATAAACTATTGTCTACGTTAATACCACGCCAACGCATAAACATTTTAAACTCGTCGTCGAGTTTTTCAACAATCATACGCTGTAGACGCTTACAATATTGATTAAAGCGCCACTCTTGAATTAATGCTGTACCAACACGACCGTCATTTACAGTCTGTGAACCATCTTCTGGTCCTGTCGGCAAATAACTGCTAGGAATACGCAGACCTCTAAACAACTTGTTTGTGAAGTAACGTAAATCGTCAATCTCACCTAAGTTAGTACCGCCCGGTAGTGTCTCTACCTTGCTACCACGACCTTCTGCTGTTTGTGGGAAGAAGTAGTCTTCGTTAATACTAAGTGGATTGTATGTGGCGTCCATCATATTGGTACCACCACCAGTTTGTGTTGGGATACGTCTTTGGTGTATTTCGTTTTTAACACGCTCAACAAACGCCATAGCCATGTGACTTGGCATATTACCTACGTCAACATAAAACACTCTACGTTCTGGAGCTCTTTGTACCCTGTATATAATAATAGCGTCTTCAAGTAGTTCTTTCTGCTTAAAGACTTTAAAAATGTTCTCTAAAATGCTATTTCCAAAGGGCCAATTGACGTCTAAACCCTCTGTCAGACTAGTGTGTACAACGTGCTCTGCATCAATAACAGACTCGTTTTGTGCATTACTAAAGCGGCTACCGCCACTGCCATATGGTGCATTAGGTTGTATGTAAGCACCGTTAGGACCACCTACTTGTGGGTGATTAGTGTACACATCACTAGTTGTAACTGCGGATACAGTTAAGTTTTGGAAGTTAGGATTAAGATCCTTAACTACGTACTGCTCTGGTTCTTTGCCATTGCTTTCATTAACAATGACTTTAACAACCTTACTCATCTCCACCCAGTACATTTCAAATGTTTCTGGGTCTCTTACAAATACTTGGTCACCATACTTTAAAACGTTTCTAAACATCTTAAAGATACGCTGATCTAATTTATTTAAACTACACCAGTTTTGTAGTTGTTCTTTAATAATTTTAATTTCGCTATCGCTGGGCTGGTCTTTAAAATTAATGTCAAATGCTGTGCCGTTCTCTACGTTAGTTTGTGTACAGAACTCTGCAATAGTGTCTAATGCCGCATTGACCTCTGAGTCCATGTCCATTTGCTCGTACTGTGTGTAACGTTCAATACGATTAGGGTGTCCAATATAGACTTCAGGTAATTGACTCTGGTAGTTTCTATATCCAGGATTTGCTTTACTTGCTTCTGTGATATAACCAGGGTCTACGTCGGTTGCTATTTTAAAGTATTTTTTCCAAGCCATTTAGATATCTTTTGTGTATTGTATATTTAGTTAAGGGCGTTGTCAAGACAATTAACTCATTACTCTAACCAATTTGTGATTAGTTACATTGCCTTGTTTGAGTGTCTTTAGTATTTCTGAGTTTAGGCTAACACTTTGTCGCATTAGAGCTTCAAGTGCTTCGTTGTTTACGCCACCAGACGCTGACATCATGCCCGACATGCCTTCTTTCATAGCCATAGATAGTTGTTCAGCATCAAAGTTTACAGGAATAGACTTGCCATCTGGCAATGGAACAACTGCTTCTGTACCGTGTAATAATGCTCTGTATCCTGTTTTAGGACCTACAGCGATTCCTCCCAGTGCTCCTGAGAACGCTACTCCGTCGGTTGATTGACCTATTGGTTCTGTTTTTTTCTTTTTCTGCAATTCAGACGCATACTCTAGCAGTGCCGCCGAATCCTCCGGGTTAAGAGTCATTTGTATCGTTGCCGCCTGACTGATCTTTTCTTCTTTTTGTGCTACATTTTCTTTATCTAATCTCGATGTAAAGAAATCTTTTAAAAGTTTGTAAATGTTTTCAGGTGTTGCGTTAACTGCACCTTCGGCAAATTTGTTTGTAAATTCTTGAAAGTCTTGAATCAATCCACGTCTAGACTCCATCAACCCTTCTTCTACTCGAGTTAAAGCACTGCCAACTTTCAGCACAGAATCTGCAACTGCTTCAGTATCTTTCTCAACCCTAACTCTCATTTCTTGTTGACGTTGTGATTCGTCTGCTATAATTTTAGTTCTACCTTGTACTGCTTTAATTTCTTCAGTCTGAGCATCTCTAAGTTGCGCCATGGTACTTTCAAACTCTGCCGCCAAATTTCCAGTTTTGTCGATGTGATCTCGTGTTTCAACGTATGTTTGCTCTACAGCACTCACAAGCTCGCTGTTTACACCAAGATTAGACAGTTTAGCCAACTCTCGCATTTGAGCTCTACCAGCGTCAATCTCATCTTTCTTAGCGTCGTAGGCTTCTAGGTTCATCTTTGCGGCTTCTTCAGCAGTTCCAGTGAATCCTTTAGTGGCATCTATATTTGCCTTTGTTGTGTCAGCCAATGCTTTATTAGTCATAGTCGTCATGTGACTTGTCTTTGATACAGCATGTCCATGAACAGCAATTTCCATCGCCAATGCTTCTTGTGCAGGACCAAATTTTGCCGCGGCGTCAACTGCTTCTTGCAATGCGGCGGCTTCTGCATGTTTTCCTGCGGCATTTAGCTCGTCTATCTTAGCCATGAAAGCGGCATTTCTCAACCTTGCTTCTCTTTCTGCCTGCATTTCTTTGGCATTTTGACCGGTAATAGCAGAGATAGATTTAAGATTTTGCTGATATTTTAACGTTTGAGCGGCAAGTTCTCCTTGCTGAAGTTGTTGCCCTTTAGTTAAAATTCTCTGCATGTTAGCATATTCTACCATAGCGGCCGTCATTTCGTCTGGGGACATACCTAGTGCAACAAACTGATCTCGTACATCATTGCTTTGACTATGGAGTTTATATAATTCTTGTCCTAGTCTTTGAGAGGCTTTATGTACACCACCAAATACTGTGCTAAGTGGCTTTGAATTATCTATTAGCATCCTACTAAACTGATCGCTAGTCATTCCAGCTTCACGTGCTGTTTGACTAAACTTGGAAACATCGGTTGTCAACACACCAAAGTTGCCGTTTAAATTTTGCATGGCTTTTGTTTGGCCAGTAATAACCTTCATACTTTGATTATTTGCCGATTCGATAACTTGCAGACCTTCTAAAATCATCTTTTCACTTGCACCAGCAATATCGCCAATCCCTGGAATTGCTTTTATAAGTTCCAAAAACGGTCCAGCTGAACTGCTGACCATATCTTTCATGGTTTTGAAAGACTCAGCTAACCCTGTAGTCATATTTGCTAAAGTGTCTTCAGTGTCATAAATCTGAGACTGAAAATCAAGAACGGTCTTAGTTAAACGAATTTGCGCACCCATGTAGCCCATCAATGACTGTGCTACTGCGTTAACGGTAGCGGCTAATGGATTAAGTTTGCCAGTAACGAGACCAACACCTTTGTTAAAATTCTTTATACTAGCACTAGCACCGCCAGCAGATTGATTAGTACTCTGTAGAGTTGAGGCTAACTGTTGAGCCGCCATTGCGGCAGAGTTACTGCTTTGGGCAAGTTGAGCTAATATTTCTTGTATGTCCATGACGATCCATCTTAAATAGTACTAATATTTATCGAGGAAAAATGCATGTCAAATCCATTATCAAAGTTCTTTAGACAACCTGCTCTCTATGTTAGTTTGCCCAGTAAAGGCGAATATTGGCCAGAAGGTTCTATTGAGCTAGATGAAAACGGTCAAATAGCAGTATATCCAATGACCGCTAGAGACGAACTAACAATTAAAACACCAGACGCACTAATGAACGGGCAAAGTGTTGTGGATGTCATGAAAAGTTGTTGCCCACAAATCAAAGATCCTTGGAAAATGCCTGCTGTTGATACAGACTTTTTATTAATAGCAATCAGAATTGCCAGCTACGGTGAAAACATGGAATTTACTGCATCGTGTCCTAAATGTAAAGAAGAAAGTCCTTTTGAACTGCACTTACCTTCAGTTATTGACCAAGTAAGATGCCCAGACTATCACACTCCTTTACAATTAAATGGCATGGATGTTTACCTTAAGCCACAGACTTACAAGCAAACTAACGATGCTGGACAAAGGATGTACCAAGAGCAACGTATGATGGCAACAATTAACAGCAGTACTCTCAGTGAAGATGAAAAACTTAAACAGTTCAAAGAAATTTTCAAAGATGTCAGCAACATTAATCTAGCAAGTGTAGCAACTAACGTAAAAAGTGTTGTTGTAGACGGAGAAGAAGTCACTGACACTAGATATATTAATGAATTCTTAGACAATGCACCTAAAAAGACCTGGGATCAAGTACAAAAATATATTACAGATATAAATCAACAAGGAAGGTTACCCGACAATCAAGTAACTTGCGACGATTGCAAACATGAGTACAAAGTTCCAATTGAATTCGATTACGCAACTTTTTTCGTATAAGGCTTTTGACATTAAGCAATGAGCAAGTAGTAGAATATCTAAACA